CTCGCGCGCCGCCGAGTCGATCTCCATTCCGCTCCGCAGGCTGTAGGAGTACCCGCCGAGGCTCTCGCTTTGGACGGCCTCGTCGCGCGTCCTTCCCTTGTAGATCCGCGCCGAGATCATCAGGCAGGCCTGGGCGACGTCGTACGGGATCGTCGACCATCCGGCCGTGTACTCGACGAGGAGCGATCGGTACGCGCCGAGCGTCGGACCGAACAGGATTCCCGTATCCGGGTCGATCTGGTATTCCCAGAGCGCGTCCACCGGAGCATCGAGGCTCTGCGTCTCGTTGATCAGGTCCGCGCCGACCGTGCGCCGAAGCCGGCGAGTCGGAACATTCTTGACGAGAGAAGCCGTGAATCCGGTCGTCGCGGCGATGGCCGTCGCCATCGTCGATGTGATCGGATACGTCGCGAAGGTGAGCGTCGTCGTGGTCTCGGTTCCGGCCGAGGTCATCCGGTAGAGCTTGACGGCATCCTCGGTCACCGAGACGCTGAGCGCGGCGTCGGACGCGGTCGAGCCGCCGACCGTGATCGTCTCCTCCCATGAGACGCCGACGAACTTCACGTAGGTGACCGGGCTTTCCTTCAGCGCGACCCGGTTCTGTCCTCCGGTGTCGCGCCATTCCACGAAGTCGCGGGACTTGAACTTCCTCCCGCAGTATGACTCGATGGACGAGGTCGCCCGCTCGATGCATCGCTCGAGGAGCGTGTCGTCGGCCGTCGTGGTGATCCCGAGATACTGCCTCAGATCGGGAAGGGTGACGAGCGCGTACTGGTCAAGTGCCATCGGGCGGCGACTCCTTCGCCTTCTTCTTCGGCTTCTTCGGAGGGTCGGTCGCTTCCGCGAAGAGCGGCGCCGCCGGCTGCATGAGCCGAGCGTAGCCCTTCGAGACATACCGTGCCGCGATGTCCGGCGGTAGGTTCACGATCGTGCCGACGCGAAGGACTCGGCGTCCCTTCAGCTCGTCGTCGTAGATCGCGAACTCCTTCAGGACCATCAGTAGGTCATGCATTGCTGCGGCCTCCCGTCCTCATAGTACTTCCCGACGTACTGATGGACGGTCCGGAGGTCGTCGCTCGGCCAGGTGATGAGCAGCTGGAGATGCCCGATCCGGACCTTCGGCGTCACGCAGATCCGGTGCCCGTGGTCGCGCATCTTGTGCCAGAAGTAGATGTCGTCGTCGACCCGGCCCGGACCCCAGTCGCCTTCCTTGTTGGGCACGCCGAGGAACCAAGGCTTCGGCAGCTTCTTGATCGCGTCGGCCCGGATGAGGGTGCAGCCGAAGTGCCCGTTCCGGATGTCGAGCGCCTCGTTGTAGAGGTAGGACGGCTCGACCGCCGTGATTGACTTTCCGTCCTTGTCGATGAGCGTCATCAGGACCTGGTCGCGATCGCGCCCGATCTGGAGCGGACAGAGCGCCGCGATGTCCGGGTTCGACTCCATGATCTGCCAGAGACGGATGATGTCGTGCGCGTCGAAGATCGAGTCGTAGTCGAGCGTCAGGATGTACTTCACATCGGGCTTGTCGACGAGTGCGTCGATGAGCCGCTGTAGGCTCTGCGACCAGAAGACCCCGGTCGCCTTCGAGAATGGGATGTGGAGGTTCGAGAGGCTCTCGTAGAGGTGCGTCATCGTCTCCGTCCACGAGATGCGCGGAAGGCTCATCACGGCATGGACGCCCTTCAGCGGGATCTCGGGATGAGGCCGAGTCCGCTTCCTCGCCGTGACTCCGATGACGCCGGGTTCCGGACTCCACGACATCGACCCATCCGCGCCCGAGACGATCTCGAATCCGGCCATCGAGCAGAGGCTCAGGATCTTCTCCCGGTTGAAGATCGCCCGGTTCAGGCTGTCCTGACCGCAAAGCGCCTTCTCTGGGTCGATGCTTCCGTCTGTGTATCCCTTGGCGATGTGGTCGAAGTCTGCGACCACGATGCGGATCTCGCCGCCGTCGACGAGTGCGCGGTTCCAATCCCGCAGGACGGAGAGGGTCTCCTGATACGGGATTTTCTGCAGGACTCCTGACGTCGCGTCGATCGACGAAAGGGATGCGTCCGGCCTTGCGCGAAGGTCTGCCGCCTCTGGCGACAGGATCTCGATGCTCTCACTCTTGACCATGATGTCCTCCTGTTGAAAAGGCGTCGGCGGGTTTCCCCGCCGAACGCCCGAGAGAGTGAGGGTCGGGTGCCTCAGTAGTTGCCGGCGATGTTGTGCGCCCCGAGCTCGGTCGCGGTGTGCAGGCCGTTCGCGGGCGAGGAGAGCTCGCAGATCCACATTCCGGCGCCGCCGGTCTGATGCTGCGCGGTCGCCTTGAGGTAGCGCTTGCGGCCGCGAAGATCGACGCCGAAATAGATCTTCGCGTTGGCAGTCGAGTTCGTGACGGTGCTGGCGGTCCAGTCGGTGCCGGCATTGTATCCGGAGACCGTCACGAAGCCCGCGGTCGCGTCGTCCGACTCCTCGAGGATGTTGCTGGTGTTCGTCACCGCTCCGGTGCTGGTGCTGACGAAGATCAGACGGGCGAAGGAAAAGCCCTTCGTGTCGACGGACGCCGTGAGCGCGGTGACGGTTGACGCGTTGCTTCCCGCAACGAGGATCTTGCTGTTGGTACGCATGGTGGTGGTTCCTTCCGCTCAGAGCGTGAGCTTGACCATCGCGCCGTAGGAGGACGAGCCGCCGACGTTCGCGATGTTGATGTCGATGCGCTCGGTCGCGCGGACCGAGATGAGGTCGTTTTCCCAGGCGTCGCCGCCGGCGTTCGAGAAGTCGATCGCCGTCTGGCGGCGGTCGCCCATGTACGCGGCAAGACGAAGGTCGCCGATGTAGGCGAAGACCGCGCCGCCGGTCTCGGAGACCGGGATGACCTGAGACCAGACGACGTCGTATCCGAGGAAGGTAGGAGTCCGCAGGCCATCGGCGAGCGTCTGCATGGTGTTTCCACCGCCAGCCGCTCCGATGCGCTCGAAGACGCCGTGCCAGACCTGCTTCGAGCAGTAGATCTTGACGTTGTTGCGGCTGGCCGCCCACGCCGGCAGCTTGCGGAACGCGGCGATGAGTTCGTCGCGACCGACGCCTGCGTAGGTGGTCACGGCTCCCATGTCGGCGACCTGGTAGGTCGAGTCGGTGAGAGCGCCGGAGAGGCCGACGATGCCGCCGTAGGTCGAGGTTCCGTCGCCGTTGAAGCCGGCGTTGTCCTCAGCGTACGCGAACGCCTGCGCCACTTCGTCGGCCGCGTCATCGCCGAGGTTGACGAGGCTGTCCTCGTTGAGCTCGCTCGAGATCTCGGTCAGGACGCCGAGCTTCTTCGCGACCAGCTTGATCTGGTCGAACGAGCTCTGCGACTTGGTGATCGCCTTGCCCTCGCCGATCCAGTAGGCCGTGAGGCCGGTGTCGCGCTTCGCGATGTTCCGGGTGTCCGAGGACATCGGGACGATGCGCGCCTCTCGGCGGAACACGCCGTACTGCTCGCGCAGGACGACGAGCTCGCTGTCCATCTCCTCCGGGACCAGGAAGCCGCCGGCCGAGTTGGAGCCCTCGAGATGCGCCTTCGTGCGGATCATCTCGATGCCGTTGTCCTTGCACCAGTCGAGCGACTTGCGGTGACCCGCGGCCGCGGCGAACCAGCGGCCGAAGCGGTACGCCTTCTCGGCGCCCTTCGCGTCGTTGGCGAAGCTCTTGAGGCGCCCGTAGACGCGCGGAGCGGTGACGGAGACGGTCGGGTTGACCGCCTTGGTCTGCACGATGTCGGCGAGCGCGCTCTTGACGGCGCCCGCGATCTTCTCTTCAGTCATCGGTTCCTCCTTCGCCATGTCCTCCTCGATCGCCGGGGCGGCGGGAGCGGCTGTGATCGTGATGTCGACGGTCTCCGGATCGACTGCGAGCCCGTTCTCATCGACGAGCATCACAGAATCGAGCAGGAGCTTCTTCTGAGCGAGGACTCCGGCCTCGCCCTTGAACTTCCCCGCGCGCTCGAGGGCGCCGCGGAAGTCGTTGATGCTCATGGTCTTCATTGGTGTTTCCTGCTTGGATCCCGTTCCGCGAGGGTCGTCTTGAGGCGCAGCGCCGTCGATCGGCCCGAGGTCAGAGATAGAGGCGACCCTTGCGCCGAGCGATCTCGCGCTCGACGATGGTCTCGATCTTGATCGGTGCGGCCGGCTTCTCGGTTGAGGGCGCGGGGATGCTCACCGAGACGACCGTGCGCTTCGGAGCCTCGATCCCGAACCATCGCTTTGCCGCGATCGGCGAGACGATTCCCTTCTTCACGGCGGTGATGAGCGCCTCGGGATTCGCCTGGAGCGGAGCGAGGCTCACCTCGAGCAGCTTCCAACGCGAGAAGATCGTCGTCGCGCTGTCGCCGTACTTCTTGCGATCCGCATCGACCGCGCGCCGCGTTCCTCCCGGCTCCGGAACGTATCCGACCGAGACGGCGCGAACGATGCCCTGTCCGACCAGCGCGGCCGCGACCTCCGGGAAGAACTCGCCGCCGTATCCGTCCGGACGCTTCGCGAAGACGAACTCGCCGACGATGTCCCGGTCGCGGCGCTTGATTCCCGTCGCGCGTCCGACCGGCTTGTCGTACTCGTGGTTCCAGAAGAGCACCGGATTCTGCTCGAACTCCTTCGAGTTCATCCCCTGCGGGATCAGAACCTCCCCGTCCCGGTCGAGCGTCTCGCTCGTGATGACGGCGGTGAAGCCCTTCGCGTTCCCGGTGATCTCGGCGGCGAGCGCCTTGCGGTTGATGTCGTTCATCCTTCGGTCTCCATCTTCAGCACCTCGGACTGGATCTCGGCCTCGATGCCGGCCTCGATGTCGCGCGAGATCTCCTCGAGCTCCGGCGACAGGATCGGCTGCATGGAGCAGCGGCAGTTCGGATGCAGCGGCGGTCCGTCGATGGCCTCGTAGTCGAGCGCCATCTCGCCGCCGTCGGCTCCGACGATCGTCTCGCCCTTCCGGTAGAAGCTGTCCTCGAGGCCGATCGACTTGTCTCCGAACGCCTTCGCGGCCGCCTCGCAGAACTCGCACGGATCCGGAGCGAGCAGCCAGGTCTTACCCTGCACGATGCCAGTCGCCTTCCAAGCCTCGGTCTCGGCCGATCGCGCGGCGCGCTGCGACTCCGTCCTGGCGATCATCACGGCGCGTCGCTCGGTAGCCCGCTCGTCGTCGCCCTCGCCGGCGGCCCAGTCCTTGACGCGGCCGGCCAGCTGATCGACGGTCTCGCCCTTGGCGATGCCGTCGCCGAGGATCTCGCCCACACGGACCGAGGTGTAGCGGTTGATGCCGTCGGCGGCGCGCTGCGCCAGCCGGACGGACTCCGTCTCGACGTAGCGCTCGAGCTCCGGTCGCGCCGGATCGAACTCCGGAGCAGCGGTCGACGCCTTGGCGACGGCATCGAGGCCGACCTCGACGCCGGTGAAGAGCGCGTCCTTGAGGTACGGCGCGAGCGCGTCGACGAGCGCCGCGTTCCATCGGTTCGACCTGAGGTAGACCTCGATGCGCCGGACGACGTTCGGAGTGACGGCGCCGGCCTTGCGGATCTCGGCGATGACCGCTGCGCTCTGCGCGTCGAGAACTCCGCCGACGGCATCGCGGATTTTGCGCTCCGCCTCGTTGATCTTGCGAAGCTCTCGCTCGGCTTCCTTCTCGCCGGCCTTCGTCCTGAGCTGGCCCAGCGGCTCGGTGCCATGCTCCCAGAGCGCCTTCTGCGAGACAACCGGACGCGACACGCTCTTCTTCGGCTTCAGCGCCGGAGCATCATTCATCTTCGGATCGCGGCTGTTCGCGTAGATCAGGTTCACGGCCTCGGAGACGGGAAGCTTCGTCTCCTTGCCGCCCGAGTCTCGCAGCGTGACCGTCGTGCCCTCGGCGCTCGGCTTCCAAGCCGCCATCTCGTAGCCCATCGACCGGAATGCGTTCTCGGCCTGGTCGATCGTGATCTTCTTTGGATTCGGCGGGATGTCGGCGTTGTGTTCCTTCGGCGCGGCCATGCCTTCGGCCGGCGGCTTGCCCTTCGCAGGCTTCGACGATCCTCGAGGCTTGGACGGCTTGCGCGGCTTGGACTCCTTCGGCTTGTCTCCTCCGCCATCGCCGCCGGATCCTCCGCCTCCTGCGCCGCCTCCGCACTCGTTGCCCTGCTCGAATCCCTCCGGTCCGATGCCGCAGTTCTTCGAGATCATGTCGTCCTCGAAGTCGAGTTCATCGAGGATCTTCGCGAACAGCTCGGCGGTCATCTCGAGATCGACCTCTTCGCCATCGCAGCCGCAGCCGCACGACTTCGCGCGCTTGCCTCCTCTCGCCCGGTCGAACTCCTCGACCTTTCGCTTCGCCCACGACCAGCCCTCGTCACCGCCCCATCCGTTCCAAGCCTGCCAGCCCTTTCCCTGCTCGTCCCATGTCTCGCCCTGCTTGTCCGACTCGTGCCGCTCGAAATACGCGACCATCCGCCGGATCGTCTCCTCCGACAGTTCGGCCCGATTCGCAAGATCACGCGCGCGGGCGATGCCGACCGCGGTCATGCCGCGCTCGGACTCCGGCTTCTCCTCCCGGACGGCAAGCGCGCGCCGCGCGTTCGCAGCAACCGACGACGGCGGACGGGTGTCGATGTCGCCGACGGCCTTCTTCGCGGACTTGATGCCGAGCGCCGAGACGGCCTCGTCGACCGACTTGCCCTCGCTGCACATCGAGTACGCGATCGCGATCGCCTGGTCCTGAGGATAGCCCTCGTCGAGCAGCTTCGGGATCTTCGCCGAGACGCAGTCGCCGAGCGCGTCCTTCGTCTCGACCGCCTTCTCGGAGACCTCGTCGGCTTCATCTCCAGCATCGTCGAGAGGCCCGACGAGCTGATCCTGCGACGTCACCTGAGCGACCGGAGCCGATGCACCGAACGGCGGGAGCGCCGGCTGCGGAGCGCCTCCGAGCGGCTGTCCGTTGAAGTGCAGCATATCGGCATGGGGATCCTCGATGCGCTCGAGGCCGAGTTCCTCGCGGATCTCGTTGACCGTGCGCCAGCCGGACGCGAGCGAGATCTGCCGCTCCTGAAGCGCGAACTGCTCGTTCTCCGGGACCGGGTCGTCGTACGCAAGGAAAGCATCGTTTCCGAGACCGAACAGCGGAAGCAGCCTCTCGTTCAGCGTCTCCTCGTCCATCCGGCAGAGCGGAAGGATCGTCGTCTCGCGCCATTGCGCGAAGCCGGTCGTCGCGCTCGCGAGGTTCGGGTCGTTCGCCTTGAGCATCGAGACCGGGACGCCGAATACGGCGGCGATCTCCTCGACGATGTCCTCGCGGCCTCCGAGATCCTTCGGCGGGAACGCGAGCGGCTTGACGTCGATCTCGGCGCTCGATGTCAGGAAGTGCCCGGTGCGGCGCGTCCCGCGGAGCTTGTCCTGGATCTGCGCCTCGAAGCGCTCGAGCTCCTCCTCGCTGGAGACGCCCTTCACCGTGAGGAGATAGTCCGGACGCGCCTTGTTCTCGAAGAAGCTGAGGTCCATCTCGTGGACCGCGGTGTTCATCATCGCCGCTCCCCACGCGGCCTCGAGCTTGCCGATCCCGTAGTAGAGATCTCCGGGATTCGGGCGCCGGAAATGGATGACCTCCTCGCTCGGGAAGAACTTCCGCTGCTCGCGGGTCGCGCCGTAGATGAAGCCCTCGATGAACTCGTCCTTTCCGGGGACGATCTCGACGAACTGCGGCGGCATCGGCCAGAGTTCGGTCGGAATGCCGAGGGCGCGGTCGATCACCGGATGCCAGTAGGCGTTTCCGGTGAGCTCCTGCCAGAGCACGCGGAGAACCGTCGCGTCGAATCCGTTCATGTACGGATTCACCTTCGTGAGCAGATCCGTGACGGGATGCGACTCGGTGACGACCTCGTAGTCGGAGCCGAACTCGGCGACCTTGTGCAGAACCGACCGGCTCGGGATGCCGCGGCAGGCGCCGGCGTGATACGCCTTCACGCGCCGCGAGACCTTGGCGGTCCTGAAGAGCTTCTGTCCCGTCGGCGAGGTGCGGACGTAGAGCCGAAGCGGCTGCGAGGCGACCGCGATCGCGTTGAGGTTCGCGGCGGCGAAGATCCACGAGCGGTACGCCTGGACCGCGGCGCGGTGCGAGAAAGGCGCGGACTTCGCGCCGTCGCCGTTTCGGACGACGGTCATCGAGGTCTCGATCCACTTGGATGAGTCGTTGGCCGTCTTCTCGACGACTCCATTCGTGCCGCGCAGCGCCGTCCGGATCCGTTCGAGTAGGCTCATCAGATGACCTTGAGTACGAGGGGTTTCCTGCTTCTCCGCGCAAGGACGGCGAGCGCGAGGGCGCACACTCCGTCGTCGTGACCGACGGTCGCCTCGTATCGAACCGTCCTCCCCGAGTATCGGAATCCAAAGGATTCCAGTTCGGCGCGCAGCCAGCCGTCTGGGAACCGGATCTCGGAAGTCTGCACCGAGATCTGGAGCCCCTCCATCAGCTGCTGCTTCGTCTGGCTGGTGAACTTGAAGCCCTCGGCGCGCTTGCAGACCTTGCGGAGATCCTCGACGATCGGATCGCCGACTCCGGTCGAGTCGATCTGC